GGGACCGCTACTCCAGAACGCGAGCAGCAAGCCAAGCGGGTGCAGGACTATATCAACTACGCCTACACCTTTCGCATGAAGGATGCGTTCAACGTCACCGACATGCTGCTGTTTAGGTTGCCGCTGTCGGGTTCGGTCTTCACCAAACTCTATTATTGTCCGCTTCGCCAGCAGGTCGTCAGGAAACTGATCAAGCCGGGCGATTTCGTGGTGCCCTACCATTGCGACGACCTGGATGAAGCGCAGCGCTACACCCACGTCCTGCGCATGACCCATCACGACGTTAAGAAGCTGCAAGCCTTGGGATTCTACCGGCGTATCGATCTCGAAGAGCCGGGCGAAGAGGACACCCAAACCGATACGACCCTGCGCGATGAAATCGATGCGGCGGACAGCCGGGACAGCAGCAGCTATGCCGACGACGACGACCAGCGCCACGTCATTCTGGAGCAGGCATGTTACCTGAACTTGCCGGGCTTCGATGAAAAGGACGGGCTGGATTCACCGTATATCGTCCACGTCGAGAAAGAGCAGGGCAAGGTGCTGGCGATCTACCGCAACTGGAAGGAGGGCGACCCGCTCCGCAACCCGCGCCGCTACATCACCCACTACAAGTTCCTGCCGGGACTGGGCTTCTACGGGTTCGGGCTATATCACGCCATGGCGGGCTTGGCGCGCAGTTCCACCGGAGCGCTGCGGGCGCTGCTGGATGCCGCCAGTTTCGCCAACTTGCCGGGCGGATTCAGGAGCCGCGACAGCCGGATTCGCGGCAAGGACGTGGTGGTATCGCCGGGCGAGTGGAAGGAAGTGGAAGCTACCAGCGAAGAACTCGCCAAAACCTTCTTCCCGCTGCCCTACAAGGAGCCTAGCCCGGTACTGTTCAACCTGTTGGGCTTGATGGATCAGTTGGGAAGACGGCTAGGCGGTGCGACTGAGGTATTAGTGGGCGACGCCAACACCAACGGACCCGTGGGAACCACCCTGGCGCTGATCGAGCAGGGCTTGAAGGTCATGTCGGGCATTCACATGAGCCTGCATCGGTCCCAGGCCAACGAACTGCAACTGTTCTCCGACCTGAACCACGAATACCTGCCGCTGGAAGGGTACGCCTATGCCGTACCCGGTCAGGACAGTTGGGTGATGGCGGAAGATTTCGACCCAAATGTAGTTGATGTCGTGCCGGTATCGGACCCGAATATCGTGTCCGCCACTCAGCGCATCGCTACGGCGCAGGCGGTTCTGGATTTAGCCAATCAGGCGCCCGCCTTGTACGATATGCGCGAGGCGCACCTGAACATGCTGAACGCCATGCGGGTTCCGACTCCCGAGCGGTTCCTGCCGCCCGAACAGGAGCCGCCGCGCGCCGACCCGGTGACGGAGAACGTGGCGCTGCTGACCGCCAAGCCGGTCAAAGCCTACGACGATCAGGACCACAGCGCCCATCTGACGGTTCACGCCGACCTGTTGCGGCGAATACCTTACCTGGACAGCGTGGGCGCCAAGGGCAGCACGAAGCGCACCGAACTGGAACAGTCCATCTTGGCGCACATGGCGGAGCACATGGCGGCGCAAGTCAAAGTGGATTTCGGAAACGCCCTGTTACAAATGGGTATCTCGCTGCCCGATCAACCGCTCCCGCCCGAACTGGAGAATCAGGTGGCGATGGCTGCCGCCGCCGCCGCGCAAACCCTGACTCCCGATCCAGGACCCGACCCGACCGCCGTGGAAGCCGCCCAACGGGCGGCGATCAAGGAAGAATCAGCCCGCGCCGACATGCGCCGCAAGGATGCCATAACCGCCGCCGATCTGGAGCGGCGCGACGCCATGGCGGCGGCGGAGATCAACCGCAAGGCTGCCGATCAGGAAGCCAAGTTGCTGCAAACCTTTATCTCCGAAAACGCCAAGGCGGCGTTGCGTGCCCGCCCGCCGGTCCCGGAAAAGCCGATGGCATGATAGTGCCATGCCCGCGTCCAGACTGCGCCGCCGGCACTACGGATTGCTAGCCCACCGTCGCTGGTGGGCGTTATTTCGAGAGACAGACCATGATGAATCGAACGAATTTCCCAGACTTCCTGAAGAAGACCCGTCCGACCGCTCCCGCCAAACCGGGAAGCCGGATGAAGAGCCGCGACCGGAATAACCTGGGCGGCGATATGTCGGAAGCCGATACCAAGTCCCGCCGCTCCTTTATCGGGAAACCTCTAAAGAAGCGGTTTATCAAGTAGTTGTTCCACGTGAAACCGGAGTACCTCCCATGATGATGAAGAAACCGATGCCCGCCGATATGGCTCCCGCCATGCCGATGCCAGCGCCCAGAATGGCAGTCAAGAAAAAGACCGTCGTCAAGAAGCCCGCCCGGAAAGCGTCGGGACGCGGACGTTAATGATGAGAACGGCTTGCTGGTGGTTGTTAGCCTGTCTCGATTGCAACTACCGGCAAGCGTATTGGGAAGAAGTAGCCCGTCAGGAACTCTGGCACAAACTGGTGGAGAGCATAGTCGATGGACTTGATTCGGAACTTTCAAAAGGCAATCGAAGAGGCGTTGCAAATGGAAGGGAACACCCTGGCGGATGGCGGCGCGATGTCGTTTGAGGATTACAAGGCCCGCGTGGGGATGCGGCGGGGATTGAAACGCGCCCTGACGATCCTCGATGACGTGATGGCGGACGCGAAAGCGCGGGATGAGGATTTTTAGGGTGGGAATTACCATTAACCAGAAAATCGTAAGTTGCGCCGTGGTCAAACCCGATACTGCCATTCAATCCGCTAATACTCTCGAAACCGTCCACGAACAACTCAGCCGCCCGCCCGTACTGTCGGGCAAGACCTACAAGATCAAGCCGCCCGACGCCAGCGCCCTGTACGTCACCATCACCGATATCGTCCTGAACGAGGGTACGCCGAACGAGACGCGCCGCCCGTTTGAAATCTTCATCAACTCCAAGGCGATGGAGCACTTTCAATGGATCGTCGCCCTGACCCGCATGATATCGGCGATGTTCCGCAAGGGTGGAGAGATGGCGTTCGTAGTTGAAGAAATGAAGAGCGTGCACGACCCTCGCGGCGGCTGGTTTCACAAAGGGCGCTACGTCCCGTCCGTAGTCGCCGCCATCGGCGATGTTGTGGAGCAGCACTTCATCGAGTTAGGACTGATAACGGTTGATACGTCGCTGGCAGAAGCAGCTAAAGCGATGGTGGCGGAGAAGATGAAAGATAATAAAAAAGGTCCAGGAACGCTATGTCCGAATTGCGGTGCTTACGCCATGATACAAAGTGACGGCTGTGCGGTGTGTGTAGAGTGCTCCTATTCTAAGTGTGGATAAATTAATTAACGCTAACTGCAAGTTTTCCGTTGAAAGCCTACCCGATAGCGCGGTATAATGTGTCCATGAGGTAGCGACGAGCGACCTCTATCTCAACAGTCCTTATCCATTCCTGTCCATTTTTATCCAAATCGGAGTCATTGTGTTGAACGCGAAGAAGATTAGCTTGTTTCTTGCTATTGTCGCGACTAGTCCCCTTGCATTTGCGGGCGGGGCGCATGAAGTTCCCTTGATCGATGATACCTACGTGGCGTTGACAGGTTCCAACAGCCCGTCCTTGACCGGCTTCGAGGAAGCCCTGATCGTCGATTCCGGCAACGCCGCCTACCTGAAGTTCTCCTTGAGCAAAGACGACTCGACGCTCGACGAGAACCCTACTAACTGGCAGGTTACTACTTCAATTAAAAAGGCGATTCTCTGGGTATATTCCAATGCCGAGTCGGAAGCGGACGACCTGATCGTCTCCAGGGTCGGCAACGCTTGGCAGGAAACCACATTGCAGTCGGATGATGCCAGTCTAGCTACCGCCTCAACCAGCGTGGTTCGCTCGACAACGCCTAACAAGATCGCGGCCTTTGACGTAACCGACATGGTTATCTCAGCCATGTGGAGCACTGACAGGGCAGTGTCGTTTCGAGTGATCTCCAAGAACGGCAACCAGGTCGTTTTGGATTCAAAGGAAAACACCTTGACCGCTCGCGGCGCTCGGCTGTTCGTCTCTGAAAACCCGCTTGAAGGGCTGCGGGGTGAGAAGGGCGATAGGGGAAGGCAGGGCGAAAAGGGAGACAAGGGAGATAAGGGAGACAAGGGAGACAAAGGTGATAAGGGCGAGAAGGGTGATAAGGGCCAGAAAGGCGATCCTGGCAAGGACGGCAAGGATGGGAAAGACGGGACTTGCCATAAGTATTGCAAGTAACAGTTGAGCCGCCGTGCCAGCTAATCGGGCTGGCACTGGCTATAACGCCATGACGCACAAAAGAGATTTGGAACCCGTAAATTGCACCGCCTCAGAACTCTCCACCTATTTAGCGGCTCTGGCGGAGGGATATTGTCCGACCTGTTGCTCGGACATCAACCCGTCTGCGCCGTCGAAATCGATGAGTATTGCCAGCAAGTCCTGGCGGCGCGGCAAAAAGACGGGTGCCTTCCCTGGTTTCCCATCTTTGCGGATGTCAAAAGATTCGACGGACACCCGTGGCGAGGAATCGTCGATATCGTCGCCGGAGGATTTCCCTGCCAGGATATTTCAGCCGCCGGACGGGGTTGCGGGATCGACGGCGAGCGTTCCGGGTTATGGCGGGAGATGGCGCGAATTATCAATGAAGTACGACCGAGCTACGTCTTCGTGGAGAACTCACCGCTCCTTGTGGGACGAGGACTTGCCAGAGTCCTCGCTGACCTTGCCGAAATGGGGTTTAATGCACGGTGGGGTATTGTGGGAGCTTCCGATATCGGCGCACCCCACAAGCGGGAACGGTGCTGGATTGTGGCGAACACCATCAGCCCGCGAGCCGGGATTATCGGCGGAACGACTGATACCGATAGAGAACGGAACGCTAGGCGGGATGAACCGACATTTCGACAAGCATACAGGGCGGATGGCTCAGATAGGATTGACGCAACAAGTGAAATTGAGGGAAACGTGGCGAACATCAAAGGTTGCTTACGAAGCCGTGAAAATTCTTCCGACGCCTACCGTTCAAGACGCTAAAAACAACGGTGGACCTGCTCAATGGAGAAGAAAATCCCATCCTATGAATGTTATCGCCAATGCCGATTCTGCGGATATTTATTCGATCACGACAAACTCGGAAAATACGGATGTCCAAACTGTTACGGCGAGGGACTTGACGATCTTCCCGACACCGACAGCCACGAATACCAAAGCAAATCACATGAGAGGCGCGGACAACGGGAAGCCGAGGGAAAGCAGGAACTATCTTGCAAAACCACAAGCCCGTGATTTCAGGTCAGGACAGATAGAGCGTTTCAACAATCCAGACAAGCAAAATAACTTGAACGATCAGATAGGCGGGTAGTTAAATCCGAACTGGGTCGAGTGGTTGATGGGCTGGGTTCCGGGCTGGACATCGCTGGAGCCGATAAGTCCTGACGCTTGGCGGAACTGGTTGGAGTGCGATCAAGCGACGTGGTTCGCCAACGATCCCTCTAATGCCGATCCCGACACCGAGGCTTACGCGCCCAGGGTCGCTCGCGGCGTTCCCGACCGGGTGAGCCGCCTCAAGGCTATCGGCAACGGGCAGGTGCCGTACTGTGCGGCAACGGCGTGGCTGATTTTGACTTCTGACGATTGCTTGTAAAAAAATACTTGACACCGCGATTTGATGTGGTATTGTGCGCTCGCTGGACTGGCACTCCGGCAATATTACGCAATCTGTAAGTAAAACCCATGTGGTGGTCTTGAAGTGGTTCTGGCAATGAACCTTTTAGCTTACAGATTGCATAGTTGCCAGGATTGTCTCGCCAAGACCAAGACCCCGCATGGGTTTTATTTTTGTGCGTCGTTCAGCCGTCAAGACGCACGAAAGCCGCACTCGCCGCTGGTCGAGGTCCGTCAGGAAAGTCAGCAAATTGCAGAGCCAAATCCAGGCGCTATCGACCACTGATAACCTGGTCCTTGATGCTCACATGCTGTCAAGCATCCTGGGTGCCGATCACACGCAAGGGCTGTTCGCGTGGCTAGAGGCTAATCTGGCGGGGAAGTTCTAGTACCTGTAGGGCTAACGTCCATGGAGATCGTGCAGCGGCAGGGTCCGCTGTCTAGATCAAGGGAAAGAGTGGGAGTTTGCCTGATGAAAGCAAACGAGGTCGCGGTCGCAAATGAAATTCATACTAAATCCCTGGCGTGAAATCCGCCGTCTTCGAGAAGATAACGCGCGACTGATGCAGGCTATCGCCGATCCCTTCCTGACCGGGATGGAGATTGAGAGTGGCGCGTTGGAGTTCAGCATGAAAGGGATCGGTCCCAAGCTCATGGCAGGGATGTTCATGAAGATGTTTGAGGATTATCCTGATGCCAAGAACTACATAGAAATGACCTTCGGTTCGCCGCAGGGACCTATTCTGGTGACGGTGGTCAAGCCCGGTGGGAAAACGCCCGATCAGTTGCGATGTGAGGCGGAGGAAAAGCTGGCGAAGTTCGTTGCCAAACACCCAGAGGACGCTTAAATGCTGGATATCTACCTGAGCTATCTCTCACTCGATCTGGTCGAACTGATTTCCTGCTTGTCCGATACCGAGTTCGGGTCCGATCTTTGGCATGTAGACATGGACTTGGACATGGACTCCCATAACTTGCGGGATATGGAACTGATCCTGGACTTGACGGGCAATCTGGATTCGTATGTTTGATGCTGGCGGAATTCGACCATGATCGTATGGCACGTATGCAGCAGCAAGAAGTTGAGCCGCTATCTCAAGTCCGGGCGCATCCTGTCACCGGTTCGGGCTTGGGAAACCATCGAGCAAGCGCAAAGGATGAGTTTGAGTACCGGACGCAGGGTAATCCTGCGGTTGAAGTTCCCGGACTCCGCGCCGAAACTGGAAGGGCATTTCGGGCAGGCGCGGGTTCTACATACCGATTTACCTATTGATTCCATGTAGCCGATGAGCAAAAAACTGTATCTCGTAACATGCCGTGGAATGACTATACCAGCAAGTCCGACTTACGGTGTCGCTTACGTGGTTGCCGAAGACCCAGGCGAGGCGTATGTAAAATTGCGTCAGTCGCTTGAAAGGCGTGACTTGGGCTTCTCATCAGACCGGGAGATGGACAAGATCGAGTTGCTGGCCGAAGAAAGCGATTACCCTGCCTGTGGGAAGATTCTGTATACCTAACAATAAAAAAATATTTCCCTACCCTATTGACAACCGTCGAGCATTAGTATATTAGAATATTCTAATATGCCGTAGTTGCCGAACCACCCGCCAGAGCGCGGGTTTTTTCGTTTCTGCGGCTTTGTCTTCCATCGTTGTGATAGTCAACCACCACGCCCTACCATCGTCGGGATGACGAAGGGTTTTACCTCTTCACAAAGCATCAACTACCTTGCACTGAAGGGCGAGACTTGCGGCTGATCTTGCAAGCCTTGGTTGACCAGCCCGAGCGAATAGCTACGTTGCGAGCAAGCAAAAGACTCACTCCGGGATGCTTCCTCAGTCCCGGACCCTGAAACCGCCAAGAGCAGACAAGCGATTTGGTAAGCACGAAACGGCTTGGCGGATAACGGCTGACTTGTAACATGGGCGAGGGGAGACGGGCGAAAGCCCGCGTAACCAGTCCCGTAAGGGAATGTTTTTGGAGTTTCCAAAGATGGCGGTTTTTGTCTTGGACCGGCACGGCAAGCCATTGATGCCATGCACCGAAAAACGCGCACGCTTGCTTTTGAAACGCGGCAGGGCGCGAGTGCATCGCGTGGTGCCGTTTGTCATTCGGCTGGTGGATCGGACACAAGCTAACAGCGACTTTCAACCCGTTCGCGTCAAGATTGACCCCGGTAGTAAAACTACCGGCATGGTTGTAGTGCGGGAAGCAGAAGACGGGGCACACGTCCTGAACTTGATTGAACTCTCGCACCGTGGAGCGGCGATCAGCAAGGCGTTGACAGCCCGCGCCAATCTCAGACGCAGGCGCCGTAACCGGAATATGCGCTACCGCGCGCCACGGTTTTTGAACCGGACCAAACCGAAAGGCTGGCTCCCGCCAAGCTTGTGCCACAGACTGGAAACCACGCTGTCGTGGCTCAATCGGTTGCACCGATGGGCGCCCGTCGCCGGTATCGCGCAAGAACTTGTTCGGTTCGATATGCAAGCAATGGAAAACCCTGACATCAAAGGCGTTCAGTACCAGCACGGGACGCTGGCGGAAACCGAAGTGCGGGAATACCTGCTTGAGAAATGGGCGCGGCGGTGCGCCTACTGCGATTCCGAAAACGTGCCGCTGGAAATCGAACACATTCGGCCAAGGGCGCTGGGCGGGTCAAACCGCATAAGCAATCTCGTGCTCGCCTGCCGTCCCTGCAATCAGCGCAAGGCGGCAAAGCCCATCGAGCACTTTCTACACGATCAGCCTGCACGGCTGCGGCGGATACTATCCCAAGTGAAAGCTCCGCTCAAGGATGCCGCAGCGGTCAACTCGACTCGCTGGGCACTGTTCGTCTCACTAAAAGCAACCGGACTGCATGTTGAAGTCGCCAGCGGCGGGAAGACCAAATGGAACCGGGAGCGATTTGGTATTCCCAAGGGCCACGCCCTAGACGCGGCTTGTGTGGGCGACGTGGCCGGCGTACATGGATGGAAGCGGACAATTCTGGCGGTCAAGGCCACCGGACGCGGCACCTATCAGCGGACCATCGTTAACGCTTACGGATTCCCGCGTGGCTATCTCATGCGGAAAAAGCAGGTTCGTGGATTCGCGACCGGCGACCGGATAAAGGCGGTGGTGCCGACTGGAAAGAAGGTGGGAATTTACATTGGCCGGGTGGCGGTTCGTGCGTCAGGAAGTTTCGACATTAAAACGCCAACCGGGATAGTGCAAGGTATCGGTTATCGCCATTGTCGCATGATGCAACGCGGCGATGGTTACGGATATCAGTACGCCACCCATTTTTTTGACCGCGCCTCGTGCGGTTCCCTATTACTTCCTGGTATTCAGACTGGGGTTTCTTGAGAGAATTCGATGATATCCGATGCCAATTTGCCGCTCTCTCCAGTGGGTTATTTCATGCTGCTGGAAGAACGCCGCGCCATCACTAAAACCGCTGGGGGTATTCTCCTGGCGCCAGAAACTCAGGACGCCCAGCAGTACCTTTGCCAGATCGGCAAGGTCGTGGCCATGGGCGAGCAGTGCTACACCCACGACGCCTTTAACGGTAACGCTTGGGCGAAGTTGGGTGACGATGTGTTGTTCCACAAGCACAGCGGTATTCGTATTGATTTGAAGTCCGACAAGCACGACGAGCCGATTCGCTATCGGCTGCTGAAGGACAACGACCTGGTGGCGGTGGTCACCGATCCCGACCGGATTAAAGGCGCGGTGGTTTAACCGCTCGCGGAAGCCTTGAGAGGCGCGTATGCCGAATCCCTATCCTCAGTATTACCGCACGGCGCAACAAGCCGCCAGCAATCAGCTTAATCAGCCACCGCAAGGCGAACTGAAGCCGATTGTGTCGCCGCTACATACGTTGGGTGGGTATCTGGAGGATCGCGCCAATATGCCTAGCACCGGGCGCGTCCTGCAACGGCTAGGGACCGGGAGTTACGGCGAGATCGATCCCGCTCGGGTAGTACGGGGCGGTACCGAACTCGCCATGCTGGTGCCGCAGTTGAAGACGGCAGGGACGGCGACGCAAGCCGCTGGGGCAGCGGTTCGCCCGATGCTGGCGACGATGGGGCAACAGGGCTACAAGGCAGCTTTGCCAGAACTGATTAAGGCGGCACCCAAGGTCGGACTGGCGGCGACGGAAGGCATGGCGCTGACCGGGACGCTGACGGGCAACGACCGGCTGATCGACTTGGCGAGCATGGCGCGGCTGGGCACGCGCGGTCTCAGCGGTCTCACGCGCCGAGAAATAGATATCGGTGAGGAAGGCGCTCGCAATCTGGCCGCCGCCAGCAAGAACAACGCCATTATCAATCAATTGGCATCCGCCAAGCGGTTGTACGACCGAGGGCTTGCCAACGAGTCTATTCACAAACAAACCGGCTGGCGGCGCTTGCCGGGCGAAGCCGACGCCGAACATTGGGCGTATGAAATCTCCGATGATATGGCGCGAGTTAAACCAAATTCGCAAGCGCCGTTCCTGGCAGGGCAGTTCGATCACCCCCAATTGATAGACGCTTACCCCTCAATTGGGTTTGTGGAGCGACGCGCAAATCCAAATCTACCATCAAACGTTGCTGGAAAATTTAAAGAACAGCCCGGAACATTCGGGCGTCTCGAATACAATCCAAACGTCCTAACTACACCCGATCAGCAAAAAACCAATCTCCTGCACGAAATCCAGCATTGGATACAACATAAGGAAGGTTGGCCGGTCGGCGGAAGTCCGAACGCGCCCGGCTCGGTAGCGGCGGCACACCAGCAATTATTGGATACCGTAGGCGGTCCTGGCGGATTGAGCAATATGACTCCTGACATGATTGAAGAAATGCGGAAACGCATCGCAATAGGCAATTACTTCAATCAGGCGGGCGAAGTACAAGCCCGCGCTACTGCCGCCCGCGCGACGATGAATCCCGCCCAACGCCGGGCGCGTCCGCCGACTTTGGATTACGACCGCGCTCCGGCGGAGATGACCTTTACCTATTGACGTTTTTTAAAACCGAACGCGACCTAAACCCTCGCGCCTTTCTTTGGATCGCCGTGACGGCGAACCGTAGTATGGAGTATGGCGAATGCCGCAACACATCGTAGATGACGATGAGTTTGACCTTGACGTAGAGACGCTGGATGACGACGACGCCGCATTGGATGACGCCATGCCGGGGACGCCGCCAGCGGAAAGTGAGGCGGACGAGGGGACAACTCCCAAGTCAGCCGCTCCGCAGTCCGAGGCAGAAAAGCCGGAGACCGACGGGGAAGACGACGCTATCGAGTCGTACAGCAAGCGGGTGCAGAAACGCATCAACAAGCTGACGACCAAGATGCGCCAGTACGAGAGCGAAACGGCGTACTGGAAAGAGCGGGTCGCCGCGCTGGAAGCGAAGACCAACGCTCGGGAAATAGCGGACTTTCAGAGCCAGGTGGATAGGACCACGGCGGACCTTGAAAGGCAGATCGAAAACGCCCGCGCGGCCAAGAAAGCCGCGATTGAGGAAGGCGATATCGACCGGCAGATCAAGACCGACGACCAGATTTTGGAATTGCGCGAGCAGTTGGCGGAAAAGCGGCGGATCGCGAACGCCGCCAAGGAACAAGCCGACAAGCTGCGCGACGAGCCAAAACAGCCGCCCGCCGCTCCGACGTCGCCGATTTCCAGCGACTTACCGGCGGGCACCCAGCGATGGTTGCGCGCCAATCCGTGGTTCATGAAGGGCGAGCATCCTCGCGCGGCGGACGTGGCGCGGGCGCTGGATGCGGCTTTGCAGGAAGAAGGGTATTCACCGGATGACCCGGCGATGTATGCCGAACTCGACCGGCGCTTGGCGGTAGTCGCCCCGCAAACGGTTAAGGAACGGCTCAAGTCCGCGCCGCCTCGCCCGAAAGTGGCGGGATCGTCGGCGGACGGACAGCGCGGTGCCGACCCGGCATCGCCAAACGTCGCCAGCAAGCCGGCGCGCAAGCTGACTCAGGACGATTTATCCAAGATGCGGCGCTACGGGTTCGACCCGACCAAAGCCGAAGATCGTAAATCCTGGCTGAAGCGCAACGACCCGTTATGAGACCTCGGAGCACAGAACCCATGGCTATTCACCCGACGCCCAACAAAGCCGAACACCCGGCGCAAACCGACCTGCAAGCCGCTCGCAACCTGTATGCCGCGCCGCTGGACCCCGAAGTCCGAGCCGCGCTGGACAGCGATGATGACGATTGGCAGCAGATTCTACGGACCAAGGCGCCGCCGCCAAAAGCCGGCTACGCCCAACGCTGGGTCAGGATCATGACGCACGGGGTCGAGGATGTAGCGAACGTCATGAAAAAACGCAACGAGGGCTGGGAACCCCGCATGGCAGACAGTTTGCCAGCCGGGTTTTTCGCGCCGGTCGTGCAGCACGCTTCGCTGGGTAACGTGATCGTCAACGGCGATATGCTGTTGATGGAGCGACCCTTGCGGATTCACGAAAAACAGCGCCGCCATCACGCCAAAATGGCGTCCCTGCAAGCCACGGCTATCGAGCGGTATCTATCGCAACGGGCACCGGGCGAGCGTGGGTACGGGGCGGCGGAAGTAGAGAAGTTCGAGCGTCAGGTTTCGACCGGACGCAAACCCAAAATTGCCGACGATTAAACGGCAAATCCTTATCGACCTAGACCGCCGTGACGGCGGACGGGAGTATGAATCATGGCTAATCTGAATGCCCCACGGGGGCTGAAGCCGGTTAAGAAACTTGGCGGCGGAAGCGTCACCAACTCGACGTATACGATTGCGACCGGCGCGGGAGCGATTTATGTCGGGGACGTAGTGGAACTGACTGGAACTGGCAAAAACATCCAACAGGTTACCGCTGGAAATCTGAATAGCCTGGGCGTTTTCGGTGGCTGTTCCTATAAAGCGTCGGACGGTTCTATCGTCCATAACGGGCGGTGGCCTGGCAGCGTCGGCGCGACCGAGGCGGTTGCTATAGTTTACGACGATCCTGATATCGTGTATGCCGTGCAGGCGAATACATGTGCGGAAGCTGACGTAGGGCAATTGGCTGACTGGGCGACCAGCGGCGGAACAGCATCTACCGGGATGAGCGTGGGCTATCTGAACGTCTCTGCCGGGACGGCGGTAACTGGAAAAGACTTCCAGATTATCGGGCTGGTTCCTGATGGCAATAACGACTATGGCGCGTATGCCAAGGTACTGGTTAGGTTCGCACAGCACGCCTATCGCGGCGACGCTGCCACGAATATCGGCGTTTAATTTTCAGGATCGCTGCGACAGCGACCAGGAGTAATACATCATGGCTATGAATCGCGCCAGTTTCCCGAAAGACCTGGAAGAAGGTCTTAACGCGCATTTCGGGCAGGAATACCGGGAATACCAGGAAGAGTACAGCAAGGTCTTCGACGTTTACAGCAGCAATAAGGCGTTTGAAGAAGACGTGCTGATGTCCGGGTTCGGTCCCGCGCCGATCAAGGGTGAAGGTGAAGTCTTCGCGGAAGACGAAGCCCGCCAGGGTTGGACCGCTCGCTACAACCACGTCACCGTGGGCATGAAGTTCGCCATCACCCAGGAAGCCCTGGAAGACAATCTGTACATGCAACTCGGCGCTCGCTACGCCCGCGCTCTGGCGCGTTCGGTGCGCGAGACCGTCGAGGTCATGGGCGCGAACGTTCTGAATCGCGGCTTCAATAGCAGCTATACCGGCGGCGACGGCAAGGAATTGCTGGCGACCGATCACCCGCTGCTGTACGGCGGCACCGCCAGCAACGAGTTGGCGACTCCCGCCGACCTGTCCGAGTCTAGCCTGGAAGATATTTTCATCCAGATCAGGACCGCCGTGGACGACCGCAACCTGCCTATCGCTCTCAAACCCAAGCGGCTGATTATCCCACCGCAGTTGGTTTATGAGGCGGCTCGCCTGCTGCGCTCCGTGCAGCGTCCCGGCACCGACTACAACGACATCAACGCCATCAAGGCGCTGGGCGTGATCGGTGAGGACGTGCAAGTCATCACCCGTCTGACCGACACCGATGCGTGGTTCGTCAAGACCGATGCGATGGACGGACTGAAGTTCTTCAACCGAGTCGGCTTGCAACGCGGCATGGATGAAGACTTTAACACCGGAAACGCCATGTACAAGGTGAGGCAGCGGTTCTCCTTTGGGTGGTCGGATTGGCGCTCTATCTGGGGCTCAGTCGGTTCCTGATAAAAATCAATAACTTAGCTACTTTTTGTGGCTAAGTTATCTTGATTGTTTAAGTACATTCCTGTAACAAACATTTGCAATTAAAGCCGATATGGCGTACACTAATCCAGTGTACCCATATCGGAGATTGCGATGACTGACAAGAAGGTGCTTACCAAAACTGAGGCAGCCTACATTGCTGGGTTCATGGACGGCGAAGGCAGCTTTTTCTGTGTTAGAGAGGTTAGGAAAGAAAATAGAAGTGGGATACGCTATACTTTTACAGCTAGCGTTTTAAATACTAATTTTGATGTAATGTATTGGATAAGGGAAAAAACAAATGCTGGGAATATACAAGCCTATCATGATGGAAACCCGAATCACAAAATTGGATACAAACTATCATTTAATAAAGATTGGATATTAAATATTGTTCCACAAATAATGGAATTTTTGGTAATAAAAAAGAGGCAAGCAGAATTAGTTATATCTGGGATTAATCTAAGGAAAGGTTCTTTTAATTATTCAAAACACAATGGCGAGGAATTATATAAAATATATTCCGAGCTTAACGAATTAAATATGCGAGGGACGACGCAAAAGATTTTTCCTTTCACTCCCATCAGATCGGCAGTAAAAAAAGACGAAAGGTTGTGCGGTTATCCAGGTTGTACGACCATCCACTTTGGAAATGGATATTGCAGGAAGCATTACAGAAGGATGGTTGAGATAAAAAAACAGGGCGAATTTTCAGAGGATAATTTTCATCAGAAGTACGCTCTCAGGAAATGCCAAAATTGTGGTGCGGCTATCCCTGACGATGCGAAGGCAGATGCTAAATTCTGTAGCAAAAAATGTCTGGTAGATTTTCACTCAAGAAAGAAAAGAGAACTGACGATAGCAAAAGTAGAGAAGGAGGGTCGTCAGATTGGCGTTTGCCAGCAATGCGGGCAATCGTTCAACAGCAAGGTATCTAGTGCTAGGTACTGCTCGGATCATTGCCGATCCTTGTCTCGCGCGGTAGGACCAGTGAAAAAATCTTGCGTTCGGTGCGGGAAAGAGTTCGATGCAAAAAGACCTAACCGTAGAATGTTTTGTTCCTCTAATTGCTCAAGACAACATCTGTATCACATGAGGAAAGTCTCCGGCAGCGGAGAACTCCTGCTAGCAGGCTGAGTTTTATGTATTCAGAATCTACCACGCTCCAAAGTAAATATACTTGACAACGCGGTAGTTTCCCTGGAAAATACGCCAAACTGGTGTATCCCGCCCCGCCGATGGTCTCCAGAGACCCGGCGGGTTTTTTATGAGTTGGATTCCCGCCTTCCTTTTTGTTCTCTGCCGTTTTTGGCTTTGCTTGCCGCACGGCAGCAATGGAGACTCCTATGGCTACCAAGCACAATCTTAGCGGTGGCGACTATCTGTATGTCGGTCGCGCCTATGATGCCTCTGTTTATGGCGTTAACGCCAGCAAGGGCGTTCCCGTCTGCCTGCTGACCCGCGTATCGCTCGGCTCCCCGGCCGCTAGCGACGATGATCTGTTGATCGACGATGCCACCAGCACCGAATTGCCCAACAACGCCACTATTACCTATACCCCAGCCACCAACGGTACGTCGCCCACCGATAACGCCAGCATTCCCGCCGCTGCCACCATCACCACCTCGACCGGCGCGTCCGCTTCGGTGTGGACTCTGGATGCCGCCCGCAATCTGATTTTTGGCACCAGCACCGCCGCCGCCGCCACGGTATTTACGATCACTGGCTACGACATCTACAAAGTGAAGATGGTCGAGCAGGTCACCATCGCGCTTGGAGATAGTACGGGCGCTGGGTTGAAAGCGTTCAAATATATCGAATCCATCGCCATCTATTCCGCTGGCAACATCACGACAGACACCGTGAAGATCGGTACCGGCGACGTGCTGGGTCTGCCCTATACCTTGACCGGCACCGGCGATTTTATTCAAGCCTCGCTGGCGGGCGTGTTTGAATCGACCCGTCCTACCGTCGTGAAAGCCGATGCTACCGCTACTCAGACTGCTACTACTGGCGACGTGCGCGGAACTATCGATTTGAACTCCTCGCTGGCAGGCACGGAAGTCATCGCCTACTTCCACGTGACCGATCCCAATACGGCGACCGGTTTGCGCGGTATCGCCCAGTACGGCGGTTAATGTCATGCGTGACTTCATCAGCTACGTAGCGACTCCAACAGCGCTCGACGCTGATGGGGTCTGTCAAGCGCAAACCACCGCTGGCGCTGGCGATCTCACGATCAACGGCGCACTTGCTTCTGGTGGCGTCGCCACGTTTGGCGAGCAGCAGCGGGTCACGTTGTACAGCGCTGCCAATCTATCGGGACTGACCTTCACGGTGTACGGCACCACGGCGGTCGGAGATTCGATTTCCGAAAGCATCGCCGGTCCCAACACAGTAACCGTAACGACTACCGCCAACTTCAAGACGGTGACGCGGGTTGCCGTAGACGGCGTGGTAGGCACCAATGTAACTGTCGGCAACAGCAACGCTTTGGAAACCGCTTGGGTGGCGCTGGATTATAACCGGTCGCGTAAAGGTATCTCCATCGAACTGTCGTCCGGCGCCAGCCTGACTTACGAGGTGCAGTACGGAGTTCGCAAGCGCCTCAGTAGCAGCGATCCCGAAACCAGCATACTGGCGCTGGCCGACGGGACGTTGACTGCCAAGACCATTAATGCCGGTCTCGTCGCGTCCATTCCGTTCCCGCTGATCCGACTGAAGATTACTTCGTTCGCATCAGGCACGGCCACGCTGCGGGTGGTGGAGTCGCCAACATGATCGTGGGGATTCTGTACAATAGCCTGATCCGTTATTTC